TTGACCTGATTGCAAAGCTACTTGTATATTCTGCTCGAGCATAGCTTTATCTTCTTCCTCTGGTTCTAATTCTAAATAAATACCAAAATCATATAAATGAAGGTTTTTTAATTCATCTAAGTTTTGCGTGTTAGTTAAAGAAATACTTTGCATTAAAGCTTGTTTAGTTAAATCAAACTCTAACGCATCAGCTAATCTTAACGATATGTTTTCGCATGTTCTAAGAGTTAAATACAAACTAGCATCTACAATATGTTTAGTAGCTATATTTGAAGCATTGGCAGCCATTTTTTGCAATCCGACCAATGCGTCTTTGTCTGGTAAACTGCCGTCTCTTGCTTCATTAAGACCTGTTACGTCTCTAATCATTTGTAAATAATATTGGTAAGTGTTTACAAGTGATGCTATTTTTCCGTTTGCACTAGATGATTGTAATTCTTGAATAGGTACTTTGCCTCTATTAGGATCACCATCTTGTGTTAAGCTTCTACCAACTATGCTACCAGTTTGGAAATACATGTTTAAAGCTTCTTGTGGATTATAATTTGTTCCGTTGCCTAAATCAACCTCTGCTAAACCATCTACATCTACAAATACACCATCTGGTACCATCCTTGCAATTACTTGTTGTAATTTTAATGACGTTAATTGTATCATATCAGCAAAACCAGTAATACGGCTTACAAGCGATTCTACGCGACCTTGGTACATATGAGGTGCACATATAGCATAATTCATATTAACTTTAGTTAAATCACTTTTAGGTCTTGTCATATTTTCAGCTAACTTCCACTCTAACATTTGTGGAACGCCCATAACTTTACAACCACTAAATAAAACTTCAATACTTCTTGAAACTCTATCAAAATTATCACTTTGTGGAGGATTAAAAGTATCTGATTTTACTAAAGCTTTTTCTAAACCTTGATCAGTCTTTTTTATTTTAAATACTTGATCAACGAAAGTTTTGTATTCAAAATATAATACTTGAACTAAATCATTATCGTAGTTTGGTTGAGCTATATAACCTTGACGACCAGGATATTTTACTAATCTTTGTAATTCGTCTTCTGTTAAATAAGGAAATTGTTTTTTTATTTCAGCTAATGTTAAAGATTTAATTTCACCAACGTAATATATATCTTCAAAATTAGGATCATTAGTATAAGAATAAACTAAATTAGCAGGATCTACATAATCTACAACAACTCCTTCAGATTTGTTAAAACTAGTTTTTACAGCACCAATACCAATTGTAACAATATCATCTACTAATCTTTTTTTAGTCAATTGATATTTATTAAATGCTAACGTATTATTTATAGCTTCTTCTTCAGCAATTTCTACAGACTGCTTGTAGTTTAATTGCATGTGTATTTCTAATTCTTCTTTTGATTGTGGTAATGTTTTTTTATCAGAATTATATAAATTCATTCCTGTAGTCTGTTCTATTTCATCAAGATATTCTTGACCCATCATATCTCTATATATACCGCCTACATAATCAGTTCTTTGTTTTAAAGAAAAAGGATCTTGAGCATAAGCCTTTAATTCATAATCTTTAGATGCAATACCATTTGTTACTATATCTACAAACTTAGGTATAATTGGAACTGGCTTCCAGTCTAAATTTAAATAAGACAAATCACCATTAACAGATAATTCGTCTTTATATTTTTGAACAGATTGTTCTCCTCTAGCATATAATCTTAGCCTGTTATAATTTTGATAACCTGTTTGCCATTTGTTACTATTAACTTTTCCGCCTCTAAACCACTCATATTCAATAGCTTGCCCAACTAGCAAACCATACTCTAAACTTTTCTTTTCTTCCTCAGATACCATCTGACTTGGAAATGCGCTGTTAACACTAGTATTAATCATCTAATTAATTATTTTTGATTCAAACCCTTTGTTATCATATTTAGCAAAATTTAAATTAAGTTTTGCTTTTGTAACATCAGCAACTGGTCTATATTTATTTTTATTGCAAGCCATGATAGCTAAGCCAGAGCTTATTGATGCGTCATGTTTTGTTCTATTGTTTATGTCAAACGCCGCCCAATCTTCTAATGTTCTTTGAAAATACATTGTACCGTACTGTTCATTGTTAAATCCAACAAACATCTCAATGTAAGCTTCAATAGCTGCGGCATGAGCTTGTTTTACGTCTTCACTTGAATTAGGTATACCACCTATTTCTTTTTCAGTTATAGACATTTTATGTATTGTTTTATCAGGTCTATTCATAGAATAACCCCTGTAACCTCTACGTTTAAAATGGTATAATAATCTAGGTTTATTATTTTCTGCAAGTATTGGCATCCCATAAAATATGCAAGCCATAAGTACATCTTCAAAAAATATTTCTGCGGTCTGAGGTCTAGCTATATATTCTAAAAAGAATAAATTTGGTGGAGCGTCTTCCATGCTAAACTTAGTTAAACCATGTAAAGAACCTTTTGATCCTCTACCATCTACAGTACCTGATATATCATAACTGTCACAACCAAAAGCTCCCATATGTTCGTTGCCAGGATACTTTCTACCATTTTTTATAACAACTCTATTTTGTTGATTCATATTAGGTACCCATGAAACATAAAATCTACCTTGTTTACTTGGTACAAAGCGAACCTTAGTATCTTTAATCCCATCAATCCACTGAAAATTACCTTGAGTTACAACGTTAGAATTTTTTAAATCTTCATTATAATCTATTTGTTCGTAAATCTTAGTTAGATTAAATAAAGATTGTTTTGTTTCATCTCTGAAAGCGTGTTTTTCAGTACGTGGAAACTGTCTGTATAATTCATTAAGTGCATCAGGATCATCCTTAAGACCATCTACTTCATTTTCCCAGTGCTCGATAACACCGATTTCAATTGGGAAACCGTCTGGACCTTTTTTTGGTTTTTCTGGCGTCTCGAAGACAGGTAACCCATAAGAGTCAATGTATCCTTCGTAGTTCCATTCCATAGGTATGAACAAGCTATATAATCCCGAGCTAGTCTGCCCATTGCGGTTTCTTCTGGTAACGTCTGAGTCATCATATATTTTTTTATAGTTTCTACCACCTTTGTCAAGAGCGTTGCTCGTTGATCCCATCATACACTTACCTATAATTCTAGAACCTAATCGTAAACAAGTTTTTGTAACCCTCCAGTTGTTTAATATGTTGTCAGGTTTTTCCCACTTACCAGATTCATCATGTACAAGTAGTTTTAATTTTTCACCATCATAACTGTTATCCCCTGTATTTTTCCAGTCAATAGTTGTATCTAATCCTTCAAGCTCTTCTAACTGTTCGTTAGTATCTAATTTTTTTCTTGTAAACCTACTGGCTGGAACCCTGTATGCAAGCTCGGTTTTTGGCCTGTCCATACCGTCTTGTATTGGTTTAAAGAAAAAAGGGTAGTTAACTGATATGGGTACGATTTTATCGGTAAACATTTTTTTTGCATCAGATCCAGATTTTGATAACACACCGTATCTAGCATCACTAGAGATGGTTGCAAGGTTGACAGTTTCACCAGATGCCATGAATGAAAAACCAGACCGTCTGTTTTTGAGGTAGCACATTCCGTAACATCTTGTATCTGCCTTGCAAGCTTCCCAGAATATATAGAATAATCTGTTTGCTTCTCTAAAGTCTGCTTGCCCAACATCAATCTTGGACCACTGCAAGTACATATAATGAGTACCAGTAATATAAGTAGCTTTACCTTTATTAGTGAACCAATAACCTTCGTGGCGCCTGGCAAATTCTCTATCAATGTACGCATACCATTTATCTTTAAAATCATCTGGATATTGTTTCCAGTCAAATATTGTTTTAATCTTTTTTAATGTCTTAGGGTACTCATGTGGTTTCCACCTATCATGTTTTTTATCAACATCTTTTTCTTTTGGTAACGCTATTTTTAAGTTTTGTATTTCGTATATATCACCTATTTGACCAGTTTTAGATATAACAATAACATCGTGTTCTTTGTTATAACCATACTCCCACTTTTTAGATTTGTTTAATCTTTTTATTACATGTGGTTTTATGTGATCAATTATTTGGTATAATGTTTGTTTATACATTATTTAGATCGTCTTTCTGCAAAACCTCCAAAAGCTTCTTTCTTCTTTTCTTCTTTTGGTTTATCGTTTAACATATCTTCTTCTTCTTTAATACGATTAAGTATTTCAAAAGCATCAAATATAGCTAGCTTTTTTGTAGCTGCAGCATTTTTTAATCTATCAGCTGATATATCATCATCAGAATCAACAATAGCTTCTTTAGCAACTTTTATTAATTCCTCAACTGCTTTGTGCCCAGCTAGGATTATATTCTGTTTCGTTTCCTTGACGTTCATACTTAATTACAATATCATTAGATTTCATACAATATAAACGCTTACCATCTACTAAAAAATCAAACTCTCCATATGGTTTGTAACCTACAAGATCTCCCTCGTTAATTCCTAGCGCTTCTAATGCACTATTACCATATTTTAATATACCAATAAGGCTTTGCTCTAAACTAGCGTTTACATTATCATTATTTTTTATAGGATTTATAAAACATCTATCTTTAAACGACATCCATCTG